CATCGGCGTCGCCGCCTGTTATCACGCCTTTTGCCGCTTCGCCTTCCTTGGCACATTCCCCACCGTGGCCGATGCGCAGGCCTACTGCGACGCCTTCCCGGACCCCGCACCATGATCAAGCCCGCCAGCCTTCGCGCCGCCATCGAGGCCGCGCTCCCCAGTCTCAAGCGCAACCCCGACCGCCTGCTCGTGTTCATCGAAGAAGGCGGCATCCGCTGCACCGCCGCAACCTCGCTCAGCTTCGAATACAGCTACACCCTGCAGCTCGTGGTGACCGACTACGCCGACCACGCCGACACCATCATGGTCACCGTGCTCGCCTGGGTGGCCAGGCATCAACCCGAGATCCTCGCCAACCCCGACCGCCAGCGCGACGGCATCCAGTTCGAAGCCGACCTCATCAACCACACCACCATGGACCTGTCGGTGCGCATCCGCCTGACCGAGCGCGTCGTGGTCGCGCACCGACACCGGCGACTACACCGCCACCCATGTGCCCGAGCCCCCGCTCGACCCCTACGACTACGTCGAAGCCTGGACGCTCACCATCCGCCACCCGGATGGCAGCGCCGAAGAGGTCGCCTGATGGACCTCGCGCCCCACCTGCAGGGCCTGCTCGCCGCCATCGGCCCCGCCGAACGCGCCCGCCTTGCCCGCCAGATCGCTGCCGATATGCGCCAGCGGCAGCAGCGCCGCATCGCCGCCCAGCTCAACCCCGACGGCACGCCCTACGCCCCCCGCAAGCCGCGCCTGCGCGCCAAGGCGGGGCGCATCCGCCGCGCCATGTTTGCCCGCCTGCGCACCACCCGCTATCTCAAGATCGAAGGCCGCGCCGATGCCGCCGTGATCGCCATCGCCGGCCGCGCCGCACGCATCGCCCGCGTGCACCAGTACGGCGAAACCGACCAGGTCGGCGCCCGCGGCCCGCAATACCGCTACCCCGAGCGCCGCATTCTGGGCATTGCCACGGGCGACCTCGATGCCATCGCCGACCGCATCGTCGCCCACCTCAGCGCCCGCGCGTTGTGACGCCGCCGCGCACAACGGCCACTGCGCCTCAGCCCCGCGCGCGCGCGGCATCCTTGCCCACATGGAAGCGCGCAACCCACTCCCTGCAGACCTCGAGCGCCGCCTCGACAACCTGATCCGCCTCGGCACCGTCGCCGAAGTGGATCACGCGCACGCCCTGTGCCGCGTGCAAACCGGCGGCATCCTCACCGCCTGGCTGCCGTGGGTGCCGTTGCGCGCAGGCAACACCCGCACCTGGTGCCCGCCCACCGTGGGCGAGCAGGTCATCGTGCTCAGCCCATCGGGCGATCCCGGCGCCGGCGTCGTACTGCCCGCCGTCTATACCGGCGCGCACGACCAGCCCAGCAACAGCCCGGACGATCACGTCACCCTGTACCCAGACGGCGCGCGCATCGCCTACAACCACGCCACGCACGCCCTTACCGTCACCGGCATCGACACCGCCACGGTGCAGGCCTCGACCCACGTCACCGTCGACTGCCCCGAAAGCACCATCACCGGCAACGTACTCATCAAGGGCACGCTCACCGTGCAGGATCTGCTGACGTACCAGAACGGCCTGCGCGGATCCGGCGGCAGCGGCAACGGCAACACCATCACCGGCCCCATCACGCACCAGGGCGGCAACCTCAGCAGCAACGGCATCGTCCTGCACACCCACACCCACCCGGGCGACTCAGGCGGCACCACCGGAGGCCCGCAATGAGCTACCGCGGACTCAACGCCAGCACCGGCCGCGCCATCGAAGACATCGAGCACATCCGCCAGTCGGTGCGCGACATCCTCACCACCCCGGTGGGTTCGCGCGTCATGCGCCGCGACTACGGCTCGCTGCTGCCCGAGCTCATCGACCAGCCGCTCAACGGCGCCACGCTGCTCAAGGCCTACGCCGCCACCGTGCTGGCCCTGCTCAAGTGGGAGCCGCGCCTGCGCATCACCCGCGTGCGCTTCGGCGCCGACGCCACCGGCCAGCTCACGGTCGACCTCGAGGCCACCCGCACAGACGGCGCCCGCGCCGCCGCCCCTGCCAACATCGCCGTGCTTGTCCGAGGCGCCGCATGATCGATCTATCTCAACTGCCGCCGCCCGATGTCGTCGAGCCGCTCGACTTCGAGACCCTGCTCGCAGAGCGCAAGGCGCGCCTGCTAGAGCTCACCCCCGAAGCCGATCGCGCCGCCCTGGCTGCCGCGCTCGAGATCGAGTCCGAGCCGATCACGATCCTGCTGCAGGAAAACGCCTACCGCGAAGCGCTGCTGCGGCAGCACATCAACGACGCCGCCCGCGCGGTGATGCTGGCCTCTGCCGCCGGCGCCGACCTCACGCACCTGGGCGCGCTCTTCGGCGTTGCGCGCCAGGTCATCACGCCCGCCGACGCAACCACCAACCCGCCCACGCCGGCCGTCTTCGAGTCCGACGCATCCTTGCGCGCCCGCATCCAGCTGGCACCCGAGAGCTACACCAGCTGCGGCACCTTCGAGGCCTACCGCTTCCATGCCCTGGCCGCCCGCGCGGACGTGCTTGATGCGGCCGTGCTGCGCCCCGAGCCCGGCACCGTGCGCATCGTGGTCCTGTCCGCAGAGGGCGACGGCACTCCCAGCGCCGCGCAGCTCGCCGACGTGCTCGCCAAGCTTCAGGCCCGAGATCTGCGCAGCGTCAACGACACAGTCGAAGTGGCGCCGGCCACCGTGCGGCCGTACTACGTTCAGGCCACGCTGACCCTGTACCCCGGCCCGGCCGCACAGCCAGTCATCGACCAGGCACAGGCCGCGCTCGCAACCTACGCGCACACCACGCACCGCCTGGGCTACGACGTCAGCCTGTCGGGCATCTATGCCGCCCTGCACCAGCCGGGCGTGCAGCGCGTCACCATCACCACGCCCGCCGCCGACATCGTCTGCGCCGCGCACGAAGCGCCGCACCTGGTGCTGATGTCCATCACCGCCGCGGATGACACCGATGTCTGATCTGCTGCCCCCATCGTCCAGCCAGCTCGAGCGCGCCATTGCGCAATCCACCGGGCTGCAGCAGCTCGACCCGGCGCTGATTGCCCAGCTCTGGAACCCTGCGACCTGTCCCGCACAGGCGCTGCCCTGGCTTGCCTGGGCGCTGTCGGTCGACAGATGGGACGATGCCTGGCCCGAATCCCGCCAGCGCGCAGCCATCGCCGGATCCATCGCATGGCACCGCAAAAAAGGCACGCCCTGGGCGGTCGAGCAGGCGCTGGCCGCAGTCGGCTACGAGGCCTCGCGCCTCATCGAATATCAGGAGCTGCACCAGGCCTGGACTGACGCCGGCGGCGATACGCTCGACGGCGCCGGCACGCTCGACGGCAGCAGCACTCTGTCTGCACCGGGAGGCGACTTCCGCTTCACCGCTCGCAGCTGGGCCGAGTACGCCGTGCGTCTCAACATCGGCGAAGTGTCGTGGAGCCGCGCCCGCCAGCGTGAAGCGGTCGCCATCTGCAATGCCTATGCCCCGGCCCGTAGCCAGCTGGTTGCGCTCATCATTGCCGCGCTGATCGGCTTCAATGCCCGCATCACTCTGGCAGACATCAACGTGCGCGCCCGCGTCCGCCTGGCGGCGTGCCGACGCTTCGATGTCGGTCGCTTCGACACGCTCGACGGCTGCGACCTCATCGGCGGACAGAACGCCCCGGACAGCCTTGACGGCCGTGACACGCTCGACGGCCTTGGAAGCCTCAGCGGCTACCGCCCCACGGGCGAACCGCTCGACGCCGGTCACATGGCGATCCGCGTGGGCGGCCGCATCCGCCTGCCTGCCTTTACGTCGGGCGGCAACACCGAAGAGCCCCCCGAAACCCTCGACGGCGGCCAGCTGCTCGACGGTCGCTACACCATCGCCGGTGAAACCCTCGACGGCACCTCGACCATCGACGGCCCGGGCGCGCTGCACTACCCGACGCTGATCACCGCAGACGACACCCTCGACGGCACCAACGCCCTGGGCCTGCGGCTGGGACCGCCCCACATCCACCACAGCGGCATCATCCGCATCCGCCGCGGATCGCTGGTCACACAGGAGCCCCTGCAATGAGCACGATCGCCATTGCCGCCACCAACGCTTACCGCAGCGCCGTCGCGCTGGCTGCAGCCGAAGGCGGCTATCTACCCCGCGCCGAATACATCGCCTTCGGCAGCGGCGGCGCCCCCTACACCCTGGATGACACCGCGCTTGCCGCCGAATGGCTGCGCGTCCCGGTCACCAACACCACCACCGGCCCCCTGCTAACCGTCTCTGGCGTGCTCAGCGGCGCAGCGGCAGGCCTCAACGTTCTGCGCGAAGTCGGCGTCATCGCTGCCGACGGCACGCTGATGGGGCGCCGAGTGCTCACCCCGAAAGAGCTCGAGCCCGAAACGCAGCTCGAATTCGAAATCACCTTTCAGTACTGACTGAGGAACCACCATGGCAAACATCGAAGGCACGCCCGTCTGGCAACCCGCCGTCCGCCGGCTCGAGACCACCGACCCCAAGCACCCCGACACCTGGAACCCCAACTACCAGGTGCTCATCAACAACGACGTCTATCTCAAGGCAGCCGTTGAATCGGTCGGGCTCAGCGTGGCGGAGGTGTCCGAGCGCGTCGGCGACCTGGAAGAGACCAGCAATGTGAGCGTGCAGCGTGCAGTCACCCTCGACTGGCTCTACCGTGACAACCGCATCGCCTTCGAACTGTGGGCGCCGGGCTTCACCCTCATCGACGCGGTCGACACCCCGATCGCGCAGGGCGTGGCCGGCGATGACTCTGTCGACGTGGGCAACACCGCGCAGCTGCGGGTGGGCGAGTTCTACGTGCTGGCAGACAGCGACGGCTCGCTGCTCATCCAGTGCCTTGCAATCCTGTCCGAGAACCGAATCCGCATCACCCAGAACCTGCCGCGCACCTTCACCGGCGGCGT